TAATATTCTCTTTTGGTTTCTTTACTTCTTGTAATCTACCTTGCTTAATTAATAATTGTACTTCTTTCTTTGTTGGCACAAAATTACAGTTAGGACATTCTGGGTTTTCTTTTGTAGGTTTGTAAACAAAATCACATTTAATACAAGTAAAAGGTTGTTTAATTATTTCTTTTGGTTCTTTTAGTTTCTTTTTATCTTCTTTGCTATACTCTAGTTTCCATTCTCTTCTTTCATCTGGAAAACCATTTTCGTAAACTGCACCAGAGTGATCTATAATCATAGTATCTTTTTTATTTGTGTATGGTCTTAAACTTCTACCTACCATTTGTAAATATAAACCTACACTTTTTGTTGGTCTAGCTAACACTACACAAGATATTTTTGGCATATCCCAACCCTCTGTGAGTATCTGACAATTACATAACACTTTTATCTTATCATCTTGCATCATGTTTAGTTGTCTTTCTCTTTCTATGTCTGGCATCTCACTATCTATGTGTCCACTTGGTATACCATTCTGATTAAAAATTTTGCAGATATATTTACTGTGAGCAATACTACTAGCAAATACTACTGTTGGTCTGTCAAGGGCAAACTGAATCCAATGCTCTACTAAATCACCAACTAATTTAACTTTGTTCATTCTCTTATCTAGTTCTTTTACATCATAATCACCTCTTACTGTGGCAACACCTTTTAAATCTGGTATTGTTGGTGCAAAGACTTTACAAGGAACTAAAAAACCTTGTGTTGTTAGTGTTTTGATATCACTAACTTCTACTAATGTATCGTATATATCTCCTAAACCACTTGAGTCATTTCGCAGAGGGGTAGCAGTTAAACCTACAACATAAGCATCTGGATATTCTGCTAATAATTTTCTGAATGATTTGCTTGTTGACCTATGTGCTTCATCTATAATTAATAAATCAGCTTTGGGTTTATAAAAATCATCATCATCTTTTCTTGATATAAATGTTTGAATACTTGCTATCTGTGTATCGTAATGCCATACACCGGTAATACCTGCCATAATTACACCTGCATTTATACCAAACTGATGTAGCTTTGTTGAGCATTGTTTCACAAGTTCCCTCCTATGTGCAACAAACAAACTTGATTTGTTTTTTTGCTCTGCTTTTTCTATCATTCTACTAGCAATAACTGTTTTACCACTACCGGTTGGTGCAACTAACAAAACTTTTTTGCACCCTCTAGCAAATTGTTCCTTTACATTTTGTATTGCAAACTCTTGATATTTACGAAGTTCCATACCTATTCCATATATCATTTAATTGAAACATAACTTCACTATAACTTTCTGGTGGGTTGCACTTGTTAGCAAATGTCAATACTTGATCTTTTGCATACTCATACGACTCCCCCCTCATTCTCATAGCAACTAACATCTTAACAAGATATTCATGCCTACCACCTAATCCTACACCTCTAACTTGAAAATCCTTGTTCCTTGTATAATTAGTAGGGTTGTATTTTATTATTTTTTTCTTTGGTCTTTGTAAACCTAGTCCATCTCTAATATCTTTCATTGAGTATGGTATTGTAATGTTTTGCTTAACTATTTTGACAGGATATGGTTTTTTTTTATTGTGCCAAAAACCTGCAACCCTCATTATTCTTGGTAAATCTTTAACTGCTTTATCTGACCCAAACTTACTTGCTAATGCTTGTTGATATAGTGTAAAGGTTTCTTTTGGCATATCATCTACCAACCAATAAACATGATATTTATTTGGACTTGTATTTATTATAAAATGTGGTGGTACATCAAACTTATGCGGCATGGGTGTACCATCAAAATCACAAAATACTGCTCTTACTTTTGTTATATGTTTTGTAGTCCTACCCTCTAAATTAGTTTGGTTTACTGTAAAATATACACCTGCACCTTTTTTGTTAAGTTCAGTAAGTTCATCTATGTGCTGATCTATTGTGCCATGTAATTGTTTTATAATTCTTTTGTTCTTTCCTTTATCACAAAAGGTCTGAAAACTATGCTCTTCTCCAAAAGGATATAAGAAATCTTTGTATTGCACTATCTTTGCTCCCACCAAAAAATGAACAATCCTAACAAAATGTATATTAATACTAAAATCATTTTATATTCTTCCACCTTATTCTTGCACCCAACTTTCCTGCTTTACTTCTTTTTATTCTATTTAGTTCTTGTTCTTTTCTTTCTTCCTCTGCTTGGATACATTGTAAATATATTCTACCATTCTTTTCAACTTGCTTAAATAAATGTATAATGTTTGGAATCATGGTCTTTAATTTATCAATCCTACAATTACACATTCTGCTTAACACCTCTACATCATATTCTATCTCAAAACCTTGCCAACAATGGCAATACAATAATATATATGCACCTTGCTCTTCTAATGATAATCTTAATCTGTCCGGATTTGTAAGCCAATCACTAGCATAAAACTGAAAAGCAGGTGATTGTTCATGACTTCTTGATTTTCGCATAGTTGTTAATGTAAGTTAACCACAACACATTGTCAACTTTTTTTTAAAATTAGGTGTAAGTGTTGTTATATCTTGTGTAGAAGTTGAAGGTGAAGATGAAGATGAAGATGAAGGGCTATAA